GTTTCGAGCAATGCTTACTCCACCCGCTGTGGACGAGTTTGTGGATAAGGTGTATGGAGACGAGTCAGAAGTTGTTGCGGAAGAACTTGTCTTGGATACGCCGGTACAAATCGTCCCCGATTTAGCCGATGGCAGCAAATCGACAGATCCACTGGAGGTGAGGGGACACCGCATCGTGCGTGAGCGAGACAGAGCTGCTTATGTGCGAAAGGTACTGGACGAGGTGAAGAACAAGTTCGGTACTCCCAAGGACACAGAGGCTAATCATAAGGCAGTGTGGAATTTCGCACACAATATCATGAAGCGTCATGGTGTGCGACCTTCCCATATTCGGACTATGTTGCCTTATGTGTCCGCGCTCGCCTTTGAGCCATCGGATGAAGAAAGACGAGCGAAGAAGATGGTCGGCTCCTGGAAGCATTTGAGTGATAACTCATACCAGGAGTACCTTGGTCGACTTGCTAAGTGGACCCGCCACCGATCCATGGAAACATGGTAGGGGTGCCCTGCTGATGTTGGTGCCAGTGGAAATGGGGTTGTGGAGATGCAGAGTGTTAGGCATTCCCCTTCTCAAACAACATGGGATATGTTGCGGAAGGAAGACCCCATATACGCTGGGTTGGCCATCAACTGGCGTAGGGAAGGAGAGAAGCAACGGCAAGTGTACATCGTTGAGGGTGTTTGTCCTAGTGATAGTAGGACCCTTAAGACGAACGCTGCCGATGCAATGACCACGTGTGCAGCAATCCTTGAGCGTATGATTTACGCCAAGGTTGGGGGAAAATTGCTGCGTCGTCAATGTTTGCCATATCAGCATTACAATGACGAGTTGCGGGAATTCAAGAGAAAACTTGTTAAAGCAATTGGTGGCACTTGCGAACCTTGTACAGCGGAAGAGTTCTGTGAGCTCTATAAGGGACGTAAGCAAACCTTGTACAAACAAGTCCTCGATGATTACCTTGAGAACGGAGTCAAGAGGGCTCATTCCATATACACTACTTTCATGAAGGTAGAGAAGGTTCCGACCAATAAGAGTCCGCGGTGTATCCAGCCACGTGATCGACGCTATAATATAGCAATTGGCCGTTACCTCAAGCCTCATGAAAAACGTATATTCCGAGCGATAGCAAAGGTGTTCAGGCAGAAGTATGTGGTGTTCAAGGGATTGAACGCTACCGAGATGGGCACTGAAATGCATTCGTTATGGAGTCAATTTACGGACCCAGTAGCTGTCGGTCTTGATGCTAGTCGATTTGACGCATCAGTGGACGAGGGTATGCTACAGTGGGAGCATAGTGTGTATAACATGATATTTCGATCGCGAGAATTGCGTCGTTACCTTTCATGGCAGTGTCGTAGCAAAGGTGTTGCTTACTGCTTTGATGGTAAAATCAAATATCATGTCCAAGGAGGTAGGGGTTCAGGTGATATGAATACCTCCCTGGGTAACAGCATGATCATGTGTGCCATAGTGTGGAGCTGGTTGCAGCATTGCGGAGTGCGTGCAAAGTTGGCTAACAATGGTGATGATTGTGTCGTTATAATGGAACGAGCTGATCTGGAAAAATTCAGCCGCGGATTTTCTGACTTCGCTCTTAACCTCGGGTTTACAATGGTGGTTGAAGCACCAGTTTTTGAGTTGGAAGAGATTGAATTCTGTCAAACTCACCCAGTTTGTGTTGATGGCGAGTGGCGTATGGTACGCAACTACAGCACAGCTCGTGAGAAAGATAGTATGTGTCTTTTCCCTCTCGACAATCCAGGAGCCCTACAGTCCTGGTTGTATGCCGTTGGTGAGTGTGGATTGTCCCTCACTGCTGGAGTGCCTGTGTTCCAAAGCTTGTATGAAGGATACATGCGTAATGGTAGGCCCAGCAAAATGAGTGAGGCGGTGTTTATGCAGAGTGGTAGTAGAATGATGGCTCAGGGTATGGAAGCCAAGCATCAGGACATTACCCCTGAAACACGATTGTCTTTCTTCAAGGCTTTTGGTGTGACTCCAGATGAGCAAGTGGCTATGGAGGATTACTACCAGACCTGGAGTTGTGACTTCCACATGAAGGTTGGAGAGGATGAGTTGAGCTGCATAGGAGGGGCGCCTATGTAGTGCCATGCCAATAGAAGGCCAGGTATCTATTGGATTGCGAA